AGCGATCATCATCAGCACACAAGCCGCAGGCGATGCCGATTGGCTGTCCCTGCAAATTGACGACGCCATACGCAACCCCTCTGACGATGTTGTATGCCACGTCTATGCAGCGGCGCCCGGTTGCGCGCTGGACGATGAGGCGCAATGGAAGGCGTCTAACCCGGCGCTAGGCATTTTCCGCAGTCGCCCCGACCTTGAGCAGCAGGCGCAGCAAGCGAAGCGCCTACCGGCTCAGGAAAACGCTTTCCGCAATCTGATCCTTAACCAGCGCGTTGCACTTGTGTCGGCGTTTCTCGCCCCCGAGCCGTGGAAGCAATGCAACAAAGCGCCAGAGCTTGAAGTATTCCGCACGCACCGGGTGGCGCTGGCCCTCGATCTATCGGTTCGCCATGACTTGACCGCTGCCGTTCTGGCGTCGCGTGACGACGCTGGCGACGTGCATTTGCTGCCGTTCGTGTTCTGCCCTGCTCAGGGCATTGCAGAGCGCGCGCTGCGCGATAGGGCGCCGTATGAGTTGTGGGTAAAGCAGGGTCATTTGGTGCCGCTAGGCGGGGCCGTGATGGACTACAGCCAGATAGCCGCGTATATGCGCGACAAGTTGCGCGAGCTGGGCATAGAGCCTGATTGGGTCATATTCGACCGCTGGGCAATTTCGCATTTCAAGGCGGCGGCCGATCAGGAAGGGCTCGCGCAGTTGGCGCAATGGATCGAGTGCGGGCAGGGCTATAAGGACATGTCGCCCCGGTGCCGGTCATTTGAGGCGCTGATACTGTCGGGGAAAATTCGGCACGGCGCGCACCCGCTTTTAAACGCTGCTGCTGCCGCTGCAATCGCGGACCTCGATGCATCCGGCAACGTCAAGCTGGCGAAAAATAAAAGCAGCTCGCGCATCGATGCGCTGGTTGCTGCGATCATGGCCAGCTTCGCGGTAAGCGATGGCGACCTAGTGGGGGATTTCGACCCGGCTTTGCTGGTCGGATGAATTGATCGCCTTTCTAACGGCTTCATCCTGATATAGTCCTGCAAGCCAAATAAGGTCACGAGCGATTGAGAGCAATTGCGCAGGCTCGTGCTCTATGCCGTTTATTTCCGCTCGCATATGAACTGCGTCGCGCTCAACGGAAAGGCTATATTCAATTGGATATGGATTAAATTCTTTATCGTGAATCTCGTGGGCTGACATTGTGCAATCCTTATAAGTCAGTCTCGAAGGTCTAAGCCTTTATGCGGTTGAGCTTTTCCAAAAATGCTTTCGATTCTTTTAAGATCACGAATTATTTCTGCATGAAGCGATTGCAATTCTGTGCGCTGCTTTCGAATTGCCACGGCATAAACTGTCGCGACTGCAAGCCAAACGCACACCGATACATAAAAAAACCAGTCAGAAATAGACGCGCATTCCATTTATTCGCCCTCTTTTTCCGTGCCAACCGTTGCCGCGAATTCTCTTGCTTCTCTATATAAACCAGAAAGAATCGCGCCCCCTTCCTCTTCGCTGACTTCCGGCTCGCCAATTGCGCTAAAAATTTGCAGCGCGCTATAGAAAGCGCCATAAAACGCGCGTCGCGTTTCAATAATTTGGCTACAGTGCGCGCCTTGCGGAACAACATTTTTTAAATAATCCTGCCAGCAGTTTCGAACTGTATGCAATTTCATGACTTAATCTCCTTAAGCATAAAATGTGCGAACTCGGCAAGCTCCTGTTTCATTTTTACAAACTCCATATAGCCCGCTTCCTGACCTAGTTCTGATATTTCGGTAATGCATTTTGAGAATGCCAGCGCGCCAGAGAAAAACATAACCCGATACGCGGCAATGGCATCGTCAGAAATGCCGTGTTTATTTTCTGTTTTCCAAATTTTCAACCATTCCGCTTCAATCCTGCCCATTTTGCTCGCCCAATTCCGCCAATATAATTTTTGAAAGCTCAGCCGAAAAATAGTCATTTATTTCTTCTCTCGCTGAAATTGCTGCAATTTTTTTCGCCTCGATACTGCAATTCAAACTCGATATTGATATGAATATCTTATCGAGTGCCGCCGCGCCTGCGTAGAATGCTGTTTTGAAGACGGCCAGCTCGCCGGCATTCGTATTTTCGCCGAGAACACTATCCCTATATTTTTCCCAATGGTCATGCACCGTATTCATGTGCCGCCGCCAACTTCGTTCTTAACGGGAAGGCCAAGCTTGCCGATGCGATCAGCAACAAATTCCAGCGCACTGACAGTCTCGCACGACCCAATGTAGGCACACATCATGCCCCCAATTGCAGACAGGTAATATTGAAAAAATGCCTTCTTTTCCTGATCGCTCATTTTCAAAAAAACGGATTCGTTTATTGTTATCCGCTGATCAAATTCTAATGCCAAGTCTGCTGCAAAAAGCATGTGCTCGCTGCTCATAATTTCATGCCTCAAAAGTTTTTTTGAATTTCGTCCCGCTCTTCGCGAGCCGTCGCCGTAGGGCTTCCAAAGAATATATAGAAGGGGAGCAACTATTTCGTCAGTCAGTTTTTGCGGCATGCATCGTCCTTAAATAATTGCAGCCAGATTAAGCGCCAACATTAACAAACAATAGACCACATATGCCGCGAGCATGACAAGAGCGAAAAAAACTGCGTTATATATAACGGCCTTTGTGCGCCCGTAAAATATTGCGAGCAGCCCGCCGAATATCCAGCCAAAGGCGAGCGATGCCATGATGCCTTTTGCTGCGTCCATGCCTTCCATGGCTACTCCATAAATCGCTTTTTCATACGCGCATACTGCCGCATAAAGTCCGCATCATCGAGGCGCGACAGCTCTTCGACCAATGCGCCGCGATTTATTCCGCCCTCAATGACTGCGCGACATACAGTGGTTGAATCTTCGCTCAGCAGATGCGCGCGTATGATGGTTTTTATTAGCGCTTTTTCGTCATTCATTGCTCAAAATCTCGGGACTGACGGGTCGGTTTTTATCTCGATACGCACCAATTTTCGCAGCCACCCGAACCGATGCGCGGCGCCTCGCCTTCGCTCTATTGCCACCGTGCTTTTTGTAAAGCTCGCGACATTTAAAGCAGCCCGCATCGCTTGCAATGACGTATTCCAGTTCCCAGCGAACGTTAATCAATAGATTGGATTCCATGCGCGCACATTGTCCGTCATCTGACAGCGGCGCCCATGATTTAACGCCGGGTTCGCCGTCCTCGAAATGCGTTATGCATTCTGCGGCTGGCCAGCCGTCGTGTGGCTTGAAAAAATAATACGCTGCCTTTTTCAGGCCAAGGGCAAAAGCCGCAAGCTCTAATAGTTCGCGGTTCGGGCCGTCCTGCTTTTCGTCCATGCATCCACCTATAGCCATTGAAGAGCCACTAAAACTGCGGAGCCTTCCGGCGTCAAGCGCGCGGAGCCAGCACCATTTTCAAATTGCTTGCATTCAATAAGGCGGCGCGGCAGCGGGTGAACGAGCGGATAAACTTCTTTGCTGATGGGCGCCCAGCCGTCCGGCTCCGACTCAATTTTAATAAGTTTCAGAATCCGCAATTCGCCGTTGGTCAACTTTCTCATCAAGCTAAATCCACGTTTCCACTATGCAGGCATCGTCGCTATTTTCGCGGGGCAATCTATACAGCCCCGCAGGTATTGATTGTCGAGCTGTTTCGAGCGTAAGGCATACCGCGTGCGGCTCTTTAACGGCAATCGGGTCGGCGCTATGCCGCGTTATCATCCACCGACGAACAACGAATCTGCCGGGAAAATCTGCCGGGTTTTCGTAAACCGTGTAAGTCATCATGGCGCCAGAGAATGCATCGCAAACCTTGCCACACCAGCCGCCGCCCGCTTCCGCGACGCGGCATGATGGATATCCGTCATCGCATGCGCGCATAATCACACCATTATCTGCGGAGGCATTTCGACAAAATCATTTGTTCCGCACTTGCGCCACAAGTGCAAGCAATACTGGTGTCTGTTCACGTAGTCGCTGCTTGGCGGGTGAAATTGCAATACTAGGTCGGCGCCATCCCAAAACAGCGTTTTGATAAAGCACATTTCATCCCACGACGGGCAGCGGTTTTTGAGCGAAACCGAGACATGCTCCCAATTGGAAAGCCCGACCTCTTCACCGCCTTCGCTTGCGATGACCTTTAGTGTTATGTCGTGCCCGCGCGCGTCCTGAAATGGAATGAAGAAAAGGCCGAAATTCCCTACGCTGTCATCGGTTGCGCCAGCGTAGCGCTGGTCGCGGAAGCGGAATTTATTCGGTACGTGAAAAGACATTTTGAAATCCTTTTTAGTTTTTGTCGTGCCACTGAACTTCGCTCGATCCGGTGCGCTTTTCGATAATTTCCGCCGCTCGCCGAAGGGCTTCAACTGCGACCCTTTTGCTTGTTGCGCCCTCGATGGCGAATCCAGCCATAACAATCAAAACCGTAAGCGCATCGGCCGCCTGCTGAGGGTTTCTGCAACCGGCGCCGCTTACAAACGTTTCGATAGTTTCGTGAGCCCAATCAAGCGCATTTTTTCGGGTTAATGGCATTATTCGCCCTCCGCTGGATCGCTCCCGATCCGCGCCGCGTCGGCGCTCGCTGCGCTACCTTCGCCCTCGATAATATCGGGCGCTTCCAGTCCTGTTGACGGGTAGCCGAGCCCGATGGCGATAAGGCGCAACAGGCCGGGAACGTCATCCATCAGGGCGCGCTCGTTTTCCTCGTTGACCGGGTAGACCTCCCAATAGGGCTGCTGCATGTAGCCAAGTGAATCGTTAACGTCAAGATAAACGCTGACGCTCTTGCCGTTGCCGAAAACGTGGAACCGCACAAGCGCACCGCCGAACGGCGGACGCATTCGAATCTGCCGGCCTGCCGGGAATGGAATAAGAGGAACCTTTTCGATCCATTCGTGCCAGCCTTCCGCCGCCTCAACCTTCGCACGCAGAAAGAAATTATCGTTACTGACCATGGCTTGGTCCTCGTGGTTTGTATTGTTCAAGGCAGCGCGCCCGGCGCTCGATGCGAATCGATTCCGGGCAAGCTTCGTAGGCGCTCCCGCAAGCCGCTCGATCAAGTGGCCAATCGCAAAGCGCGCAGGCGCGGCGAGACAGGTAGCGGAGTTGATTTTTTGACAGGCGGGCGAGTTGCGCCCGCTCGCTGGCGGTTGTGGTGGGTGGCAATTGCAAAATGTGCATGGCCATTCCTTAACCTGTCCGGGTAAAAACGGCAGGATGCCAGCGGCGAGCGAAAAGCGGAAGGGAGGCAGCAAAGCGGCAGGCTGAAAATTCCCTTTTACTTTTCTTTTACTCGGGCGGCAGCCCTAATAAATTTCCGTTTCTTAACGTACTGTTTCTTATTGTGAAAATTGGCGGAGCGGACCGGGTTCGAACCGGCGACCCCCGGCGTGACAGGCCAATGGTCTAACCGCTCGCAATCCACGGCATCCTCGCAATCCTTGCCAAATCAGCCATTTGTAATATTCCGTCACCCCGTATATTCCCGGTTTACCCCGTAATCCTCGCCATGCTCGGACGGCTTGCGAGAATTCTTTTACTCGTTTTACTCGCCAGCGATCTTGCCGAGTAAAAGCCAAAGGCCCCATAATGGCCACGCCCTAGACGGGGCTCACATCAAACAGACGGGGATAAAATCATGGCAACAACTGGCCACATCACGCAGCACGCAGTCAGCGCACTTAAGCCCAATGGCAAAACACAATGGCTCTGGGAAAAGACGGCGCGCGGCTCGCTCGGCATCAAAATGACAGCAACCGGCAAACTGTTTGCTGCCTTCCAGTACGGCGCGCCACCCAATCAAAAACGGGAATCGCTCGGCCAGCTGTCCGCAGAATTCACGCTCTACGATGCCCGCAAGCAAGCCCAAAAAATGGGCGACGCCCTGTACCTTGGCGGCGACGCATCGGCAGCCGGAAGGCAGGCCCGGCAAGAGCGGTTCACGGTGGCGGACCTTGTGGGGCGCTACCTCGATTCCATGGCATTCAAAGCCAAGGCCTCCAAAACCCGCGACGTTGACCGGGGTCGCATTGATGACCATATCCTGCCGCTCGTTGGGCATTTGCTGTGCTCGGCACTGACCCCGGACCAGTGCCATAGGTTTTTTGTTGACGTTTCCGAGGGCAAAACCGCATGCGATGTGGTGCTCGGGCCACGGCGTCGCCGCATCGTGAAAGGCGGACACGGCGTCGCCCGCAAATGCATCATGCTAATCCGGGCAATGTGGTCATGGGGAGCGCGCGAGCGACTGCTTTCTGGCGATGACCCAACGGCAAACATCGACCTTGGCGCGGATGGTCGGCGCCGGATCGCTTGGAGCCCCGAGGATTACCGGGCCATTCTGGCAGCGGTAACGTATCTTGAGGGCGAGTTAGAAATCCGCTCAAATCAGGCCGACGCCGTGCGCGTTATTTTGTGGACCGGCGCCCGGTTTGGTGAAATCGCGGCGGCAAAATGGGAGCACTATCAGCCCGATCGCTGCCGCCTTGTTTTGTCGGAGCATAAGACCGCGAAAAAAACGCAGCAGGCGCGGATCATTTCGCTGCCTGCCGAGGCCATCGAAATTATCGAGCAGCAGGACAAGAGCAGCGGCTACATATTTGCAGGCCGCAACGGCTTTCCGGTAAACCTGAAAAAAGCGGTCCCGAAAATTCGCGCGCGCCCCGGTGTTCCAGCGGATTTTATTTTGCATGGCCTGCGGCACTCGCTGGCATCAGCAATGGCGCGCGCCGGTTTGCCCGCCACCGATATCATGTTCCAGCTCGGGCACTCGAAAATTCAGACAAGCCAAGGTTATATCGAGGCACAAGGCGAGCAGCGCGCCGTTATTGCCAATCGCGCCAGCGTTGCTCTGTTTGAGCCACTGGACAAGGCGGCGCCCGCGCTGTACGTTGTGCCCAAGGCATAGCGAAACCCCCGTCTAGCATGCCTAGCGCCCACGGACGGGCGCGCTCAATCCCGCCCGTTGTTGCATTTATTCTCAGTAAGGTCTATTTTTCGCGCATCCTGCCAACGGTTCCCCGGTGCAAGTACACTGGAGACCTCCGCCAATGCGCAATCGCCCGCCAAAATCCGTTCGCGAACAGAGCAGGCAGTCGCAGCAAAACCCTTCCCGCATCGTGAAATCTGGCGACGGTAGACCGGCCCAATCTGGAGCCGGTCATGATCGAAAAGAAATCACGCGCTCCCGTTGAAATCATCAAGGTCGAAGGCGACGACTACGCCGCCCGGTTTGTCATGTCCGCGTCATCTCCAGACCGGGTGAAGGACACTATCGATCCTGAGGCCTATAAACCGTGGATCGGCAAAGACCTAATCGCGCTGTGGCAGCACGACAATTATCAGCCGTTCGGTGTCTGGCAAAACCTGCAAACCCGCGCCAACAAATTGATTGGCGATCTGAAAATCGCAAGCACAAACCTTGGCGGAATGATTATCGAGCTACTGGCCGCTGACGTGCCGCTGGGTGCTTCGATTGGGTTCCGTGGAAAAGGCGAGCCCAACAAAATTGGCGGCATTCATTTCAGCGAAATCGAGCTTTTAGAGTGCTCGATTGTGTCCGTGCCGATGCACCCTGCCGCCTACGAAATCGCAAAATCATTCGGGATAACGCTTCCCGAAAAAAACTTGGTCATGTCCGACCGTGCAACTAACGCCATCACCAAAGCGCGGAAATCCGCCGCGCGCGTATCAATTGCATTGAGGAAATGACCGATGAAAACTTTGGCCGAACGCATTGCTGATCAAGAAAAATCCCTTGTTGGTCTGCGCGATGATCTGCTCGCCGCCACCAACGAGCTTGAAGCCGCGCCTGATCAAGAGCCGCTTATCGCGCAAGTCGAAACGCTTACTGCGCAAATCGACACGCAAGAAAAATCACTTTCTGCCTTGAAAAAAGCGGAATCCGCACTTGCTGCGCGTTCGGTTGAGCGTGCGCCTGCGATCATTCAAGCGCCGCACATGGAAAAAAATGCGCCGAAAAATGCCGGCGATATCATGTTTAAACGCGCAACCGCATCGCTGATTGCGTTTTGCGAGCGCAAGTCTGTTGATCAGGTTATTTCCGAGCGCTTTGGCGAACTGCAATACGTCAAGGCGGTACATGACCTTGTGACGAAAACAGCGGTAAACCCTGCGAACACGACTACCGCAGGCTGGGCCGCTGAGCTGGTGCGTACCGATACGCGCGGCTTCATCGAGGCACTGACGGATGTGAGTGTCGCGGCAGCACTCGCCGTTCAATCGCAGCCGCTGGATTTTGGCGGCTTCAATTCCGTCAAGATTCCACGCCGCAACCCGCTGACCGGCACGCAAACTGAGCCTGCATGGGTCGGTGAAGGCGGCGTCATTCCGCTGACGTCGTTTTCGTTCGGCGCGGCTGAGCTTTTCCGTTACAAGCTGGCGGCAATCTCGACGTTCACGCGCGAAATTGCAGAACGCTCTACGCCTGCAATCGAGGAGCTGATCCGTCAGGCGCTGCGTGATGCCTATGCGGAAGTGTTAGACGCTGCCCTGCTGGGCACTGGCGCTGCCGTAACCGGCATCCGGCCCGCTGGATTGCTCAATGGTTTGGCGTCCGGCACGCCTACCGCTGGTGGCGGCGAGGACGCGGTGCGCGGCGACGTGCTCACGCTGTTGACTGCGCTGGCCACGGTGCGCGCTGGTCGCAAGCCGGTGCTGCTGCTGAACAATCTGGACGTGCTCGCGGCATCGAGCTTTATCACGCCGCTTTCGACGACCGCATTCCCCGAGCTTGCCCAAGGGCGCCTGCTGGGCATTCCGGTCATTTCGTCCGCCAATGTTCCGCAGCACCGTGCAATCATCGTCGATGCCGCCTACCTCGCAACCGCGTTCGATACCCCGGAATTCGATACCTCCGACGTTGCGACCGTAACCGAGGCTAACGCAGACGGTGTGGCGCCAACGCAGGCGCAGACCAACGCAGGCGCGCTTGGCACTGCCGGTCAAGTCGGCCCGAACCTCGGTATCAAGGTCGCGCAGCAGGCAGCGCTTGGCGCCGCGAGTGCGGGCTATACCGCGCGCAGCTTGTGGCAAACCTACTCGCTGGGCGTGCGCATGATCGCGCCGACGTCGTGGGGAACGCTGATGAATGGCGTTGTTGCCTATATCGACGCAACTACATGGACGGCCTAACGGCCAACCATGGCGCGCCCGGCGTTGTTTGCTGTACCGGGCGCGCTCCCAATTTGAAAAGGAGAGGAAAAAATGCGCCTCGAAATTTTCACAAAACCCGGCATCGGTCGCCGCATCCGCCGATTTTTCAGCCGCGAGCCGCTGCCGATGGCAACACGCAACCCGGTGAATTCTGCGCCATACGTCCCGCCCCCATATGATCCCGGCTTAGTGGAAACGGTAGTTGTGCCGCCAGCCGATCAACCCGAATCGAAACAAGATCACGAGACCGCCGTTACACCAACCGAAGAAACGCAGCCATGAAAAAATCGTTTCTTATCGTAACAATCGACGGCGTGCGCCGCGTCAAGCCGATGGACGATTCCGAAATTGTCGATCTGGTCAACAAGGGCAAGGCGCGAAAAGTAAACAGCCGCTTATACCAAGCGGTAGAGCCGATTGCCCTGCCTGCCGGCGATGCCGCCACCAGCGAATACGCCACGAAGGATATGGTTGCCGAGCCGAAGCGTAAGCGCGGCAGGCCCGCCAAGGTGGCGCAATGAGTCGCCGCAAGCGCAAATCGCGCCCCGGCCTACCTGCGACGGTGGACAAAAGCTGGTTCGGATCGGGCGAGGGCTCTTGGCGCGGCCCATTTTGCGGAGTTGGCGAGCTTGGTGGCGCGTATCAAATCGAGCCGCTGGGCGATGGCTGGCAACGTAATTTGCGCTGGCCGCGCTCGCCAAGCGTCAGCGCTCTGCAATCGGCAATTATGGCCTACTGCAACGCGTTCGCCTTGATGCCGGTATCCCCAAAGCGCGCGCTATCAGGTGGCGGATACGAAAACATCCAGAGCGGCGCCATCGTTAAATGGCTGCAAAAGCCAAATGATTTTCAAACCCCGGCAGAATTTTTTTCGTCCGGCATCCGCTGCCTGCTGGAAAAGGGTAACGCGGTCGCCTTCGCGATTCGAAACAACCGCTATGAAATCGTTTCGACGGTTTGGGCTGCCAGCTACCAGACAAACGTTGACCCCGAAACCGGCGCGATTTTTTATTCTGGCGTGAGTAATGACGGCACCGGCAAGCCGCTTTATCTCGTGCCCGCGCGCGATGTGATGCATATTCGAATCAATGCGCCACTGGAAACCCCGCTCGCTGGCCGCTCCCCTATTACGTTTTGTGCATCGAGCCTGTGCGCAAATAGTCAGCTGCTGGCGTTCCTGAATTCCTACATCGCCAACCGTGCGAGCCCGTCGTATGTATTGACGACTGATTTGCAGTTGAACGCGGTACAAATTGCGCAGTTGCGCGAGGCTTGGGAAGAGCAAAGCCAGCGCATGAAGAGCGGCGCTACTCCCGTCATGGCATCCGGCATGAAGCCAGTACAGATGGGCGTCGCGCCCGGCGATGACCTGCTGGTGTCAACGTTCAACATGACGATTGAAGACGTCGCGCGCGCCTTCAATATTCCGCGCGCATTGCTCGGCATTTCTGAGACTGCGGCCAATGCTGAGCAGCTATTGCGCTCGTGGACCTCACTTGGCTTAGGCTCGATGGTCGAAATTGTCGAGCAGTGCATCGAACGGCTTTTCGAATTGCGGCCAAACGAGCACGTGGAATTCGATTCGTCCGCGCTGCTGCGCCTCGATGCTGAGGGCCAAATGCGCGTCGTAGGCGAAGGTGTCACCAAAGGCGTGCTGTCACCCGATGAGGGCCGCGCGTGGCTGGGGCTGGCGCCGGTTGAAGGCGGCTTCGGGCGGCTACCCACCGTCCAACAACAACAGATTCCGCTCGATCTGCTGCATGCGCTTCACGCGGCGGAAATCGAATCGAAATTACCGAAGCCGGTTCCAGTTGAAGAAAT